ATTGCGTCGTGTGTTTCTTGTGACATATTAGTCCTTCCTTTGTTGTTAGTACGATAACATTAATTAACGTTAGTGTTATTAAAGCACGTAAGATGTGGTTTTGTCAACATAAAAATTATACAATTATGTCAACATCATTGGCATAGTTGGTAAATCCATTTTCTTTTACCACTTTTAGCACGGAATTCACCCTGCTTACCAATTCGTCCTTGTGTGAGATTAGAAAAATATTCTTCTGTTGTGTTCTACTCATGTCTTTCAACACAGCCATTGAACTTTCAACACCTGATATATCCATACCGGCATCGATTAATTCATCAATGAACAACAAGTTGATCTGTTGATAAAGACTTTCCCAAACATCTCTAAACGCCCAACTCAGGCTCAGGATTAGTCTGTTTCTTTCACCCCTACTCAGATTATCAAAGTCCAGTTCTCTGCCCAGTTCTTCTATCTGCACAGATAGGTCACTTTGGAACACCACTGTGTGCGGCAGTTTAACCTTGCCTAGGAAGTATGCCAGACGCTGATTCAGATACGATAAATTTTGTTCTATGATCCTTGTTCTTATGAATGAATCTTTTGCAGTCAACAGCTTGTATAGGAACTCTTGGTGCCTGTGTAGATCTTCCATTTCGTTTGCTTTTTCGAAGTCGACTTTCTGTATCGCTTTGCTCTGCATTTCCTCTATCTGTTCTGCATACACATCATCTTTTTTCTCAGTTTGCTCTAGCTGACGTTTTAGATCCTGCAATGAACCTTTGTGATTGTATGCTTCGTCCATTGTGTCATAATATGTGTCTGGTATGTTGCCCAGGTCACCTATTGCGTCCACGTCCTGTTGTATCTTTGTAAGGTCATTTGTAAGTTTCTCTGCGTATTCTTTTGATTCTGTTAATGTTGTTTTAAGTTTTCCAACCAGGTGTTCGTGCTTGTCGTCATGCAGTTCCTGTTCACAAGTGGGACATTTGGCCGCTTCTGCAAATTCTAAATCTTTCTTTGTCTTTCCTACCGTGCTTTCTGCTTTGGCCAGCGAATCCTCATGATATGCTTTTTCTTTCTCTAGACTTCTCAATGCGGTCTGCAGTTCGTTGTGTTTGGACAGTCTCTTGTGTGCATCCAATTCTTTAGTGATGTCCACTTTGTCCAGTTCTGCTATTGCTTCTTTAAAACTTTTTATGTCTTCGTCTTTTTGACTTGCCCAGGCGGTGGACCTTATTTTTAAACTCTCGATTGACTCCTGTATCTTTTCATTTGACGCAACCCTGGCATCTATTTTTAATTTCTCTTCTGTTAACAACTGTTTGGTTGCTTTCTGTTTCTCCTTCAAAAGATCTGCTTTTTGAGACAACAAAGTTATACCTAGCAACTGTTCGATGATCTCTCTTTGCTCTGCTTGTTTGGTTGATAAGAACGGTTGTGTGTATGTGTTTAATGCTATTATGTTTTTAAACATAGCATGGGTCATGCCCATTAACTTGTTGATCTCTGATTGTGTTTCACGATTCTCGCCCTGTGCTTCGTTGGATTCTAAGTTCTGTTCAATATCGTTTGCATAGAATTTGAATATCTGAGGTTTTCTTCCTCTTTCGATTGTGTAGGTGACCCCGTTCTTTATGAATTTGACACTTACAACCATGCCACGCTCGTTGGTCTTGTTAACGAGGTTATCTCTTCTGATGTTAGTCAGTGCTTCACCAAAGAACACATAAGATAGTGCATTGATGATTGTGGTCTTACCTGTACCATTTCTAGCACCTGCATCATCACCACCTAGGTCCATATTCTCACCAATAACCAACACCAGGCTTTTGTTAGAGAAGTCAATAGCCTGGACCTGATTGCCCACGCTCATGAAGTTCTTGACTGTGATTTCTTTAATCGTTAGCATTTATTTTTTCCATTAGTTTACGCCATCTTTTATAACCAGTTATCCATACACTATGCGGTGTATCTTTGACCAATACAGGTGAATTCCAGATCTTTGTATGACCTTTCTTTAGAATATTCCAAAATTTCTTCTTACTAACTCGTGACATCTAGATCGTTGTAAATTGCTGTTAATATGTTCTTGTCGTAGGTCTCGGAGTCAACACCCTGTAACTGTTTGATAACAATTTGATCCACACTGTCAAACTTCTGTACCTTTACGGTTGGCTGTTGTGCGTTGTCTACTTGTTCTGGTATCAGTTGTAGTTCTCTTAATTGATATTTGTCAATGAAGGTTTCTCTGACAAAGTTTGCTTCTTCGTAGCTTATCTTTATGTCCAGCGTGACTCTCACATACATCTTTGGTTTTAAGTATTTCTCTGGTTCTGCCAACAACTCACTTATTTTTATCGTGATATATCTTGGCATATCTGGCCAATTTATATACTTGGGCTCACCACCCCACTCTAATATCATCATTCCTCTGTCGTCGTCCCAGGCATCTGCGTAGTTGTGGGGAAACGCATTACCCATGTATGTGATGTTCTTCATGTTCTGTCTCTTGTGGAAGTGTCCTGAGAACACCTTACCGCATCCTGCGAAATGATCCGCTTGTATGGTACCAACGTCTGGCATCTCCACCATGGCATTCATTTTGAAGTACGGAAGTTCAAAGTGTCCAAACACGTACTTCTGTTTCATCTTTTCAATTTTTTTGTATTCGTCTTCTACGATCCACGGGATAATTGCCACGTCATCTTCTACCAGCCATTGGTTGACGATGTGTATGTTTGGAATGTTCCTGATGTATTCCATGGAATTGATCTCTCTTTTCTCCCTGTAATACAGATCGTGGTTGCCCATGATGACATAGACCTTCTCGAATGCCGCACCCAGTCGTTCCATGTTGGACACTGTGTAGTTCATTGTGCTAACATTGGTCGCTGATCTGTGATGGTGCCAGTCGCCTAGGAATATACAGGTCTCACAGCCTTCGGCCTTGGCCTGTTCTATGAACCATCTTACAAAATCTTCACAGTCGTCATTGTGTATCCTGGAGTTGCCCTTCAACCCAAAGTGTATGTCCGTGAAACATGCGACTTTCTTAAAAAATGCCATGTGTTACCATTTCTTCTTCACGGTTGGTTTATGATTGGTCATGTCTATCTTGTTCTTGAACTTGATGTCTCCAAAGTCGTCCTTGAGATTAAGTTTGCCCTTCTTCTTTAATTTCTTGTTCAGTTTTGCTAGACCGGTCTTGTTGACCTCGTGTACATCTCCGTGTGCTGTTTCCATCATCTTCTTATATGAGGGTGCGTTAGTGGAATTCTCATTCTGCCTTGTGAAACTGGGCATCATGCTGTTGTACTCCAACAGGTCGTCCCTGATGGCTTGATTTTTCTTTTCAATGTTCAATATTCTAGTAAATGAGTTTGTGATGGCCGCGGTGTAGTATGCGAACGGATTGTCTGACTTCGATTCATCAAACTGCAATCCTATCTGACTCAGTTGCATCAGTGCCTGTGATTGCATCTCGTCATTGTAGGTGTAGCCCCTCCAGTTTGATCTGGTCCCGTATCTCTCACACAGCTTCATGTACATCATTGCAAGAGTGTTGGTCATCTTGCCATGGTCACATGAGAAGTGTCCGTTGTCCATGCCGCCTATCCAGTGTGATTTTCCTACGCACTGTGGTTTATTTTTTTCGTCAAGCCTGTAGTGTTGGAATGGTGGGAAGTTTACTTTTGCATGGTGATCTGATGTCTGCTTGGGATTCTTCTTCCTCTCGCTGTCCAGTGGCACATGATCAAACATCATAACCCTGAACACAAGATCCGTTTTCTCTATCTTCCTGGGTGATACTGTGTAGTCCACTAATTTAATCTTCTTCAGTCCCGACTCCTTAGCCGCCTCCCAGGCCTCTTGGGTCAGTCTTTTGGCCTTGGCCTTTCTGGCCATCGCTACTGCATTGGCATTGATCTTCTTTAGATTGGGCACTATCAGGTCAAAATGTGCGTCTTCGACAGCAACATATGAACAGTAGGTGTTCTTGCTGGCATGTATCTGTGCTAGTAGATCACGGTTGTTTAGGTACTTTACTCTCTTCATGATTCTCCAATTATGTTAATGTAAAATGACCACAAACAGGTCTGTTGATCTGTGTCGTATGGGTAATTAAGTGTGCCTAAAATAATGCCTATAAATATAGTTTAAGTATACATAATTTTACAAGGGAAAGCAACCGTTAAAAATGGCAATAGATACATTTGGAAAAATAGTCAAGAATGTGGGCACGGGCATATTCAACAGGACGTTGGGTAGACTGTTCGGTTCCGGTATTTCAGGCAACAGCAATCAAATAAAGAGGGCAACTGCCCGTTGGAGCGGCAGGGCTGACAACGAAGACTGGCGTGTGAAACTGACAGTGCCAGATGGTCCGTTGACCGGTTTCTTTGATTTTGACTCTAACCCACTGATGCAACCCTTAGCAGGTATGAACGGCATATTCTGGCCCTTGACACCATCCATGGTGATACAGCACTCGGCCAACTACAATGCCATGGACATGACACACAGCAACTTCCCACACCAGGCGTACCAGAATTCACAGGTGGACTCACTGAACATTATTGGAGAATATCCTGTACAGAACCAGGATGATGCCAAGCACTGGGTAGCAACGGTCAACTTCCTGAGGACGGCGACCAAGATGTTCTTTGGCCAGGACGATGGTACAGGATTGAAAGGAAATCCACCACCGATACTGCACCTGTCAGGCTACGGAGATCACATGTTCCAGAAAGTACCTGTGGTGCTGAACTCTTTCAACGTTGAGCTTAGGGCAGGCATAGACTACATCTCTACTAGACAGAATGAATCAGGTTACAAAACTGCCAGAACGAGGGAACGTATGGGATTACCGGAATTAGAAAAAAACCAAACATGGGCGCCAACACTGTCAAACATATCAGTGCTGGTGACACCAATCTACTCTAGAGAAAGTATTAAAAACTTCTCCATGAAGAAGTTCGTGCGTGGCGAGTTGAACGGACAGGGTGACAACGAGGTAGGGTTCATCTAATGGCTGACTATTCAAACACATCACCATACGCAGACACAGGAGAGACAAGAAACTACCTTGACATACTTAATCCTAGGACGCTGACCGCGGAACAGGACGACCAGAGCTACACGATTGAAAGAACTTATGCAGACAGACCAGACCTACTGGCCTATGATCTATATGGTTCACCGAGACTGTGGTGGGTTTTCGCACAGCGTAATCCAGATGCAATAGAGGATCCAATATACGATTTCAAACCAGGCGTGACAATACAGTTGCCCAAGAAGGAAAATCTTCTCAAAGACCTGGGGATATAATCCATGGCACCAAATTTAAAAGCAACGGCTATAGAATCGTTCAGCATACACGATAAGAAGACGGTTGACTCAAAAACATTCGTACACACGGTTAACGATCCCAATCAACTGAACCAGTTTGCATCTTACACACCTCTGTTCACACTGTCGGCACTGAGCCAGGCAGACCTGGAAAATACCAAGACACTGTTGAACAGCAAACCACACGACATCATAATCAAGAGCGGAGGTATAGCGGACGGCAACCTTTCGAGCCACAACGAGTCATCGCAAAATGCCCGGGAGAGAGGTAGAGATCCCAACAACGACTTCAACAAAACATTAGAGCAAAATACTAGGATGGCCGCAACGTTGGGCAAAAGTTCAAGGACTTTTAAGAGGGATAGAGATTTGTACTTCACGGATGTGACAATGAATGCCATACCGGGACTCAACGAGAAGAGGAGATTGACATCGGTGACACAGATAAAGATGACCATAGTGGAGCCAGCTGGCATCAGCCTGTTCGAGAGAATGAGGGCGGCCGCGGCCAACAACGACTATCTTGATCATCTAGATGCACCGTACCTGTTGACGGTGGAGTTCACGGGTTTCGACGAGCACGGAAAGTTAGCGCCGGCCGAAGAGAGAAAGCACATGAAGAGACTGATACCTGTAAAAATGACCGACGTGCAAGTGGAAGTGAACAACGCAGGATCGGTATACACAGCAACGGCCATACCCTATAACGAATTCGCATACGTGGACAGATTTAACTGGCCCAGGACATCAGGAACACTATACTCTAGAGACCAGAAATTGAACACGGTGGTCAAGACACTAGAACAAATACTGAACGACCAGAATAAAGAAGAAATGGTGTCAGCGGGTGTCAGCGTACCAGACCAGTACGAGATCTACATAGACGAGTCCTTCAATCCTAAAGGAGTCACAATTGGAAAAGATTTTTTCAATCAGAATGCGATGGCATCACAGGCAGTGGACACCGGAGATGCAGTCATAGATTTCATGAGGATCAGTTCCTCAACAGCGATAACAAAGATACTGGAAGAAATGATGAAAGCGGACGAGAGATTCTCGGACATCACTTTTACTGAATGGAAAAGCAAAGTGGCAACGACACTGGCATCGGTACAGCAGTCAGGTGGAGAAAAAGCCGTGTTTGACACCAGCGGTGGATATGACAAGAGCAAAAGCAATCCCGACATGTATTTCAAATACTTCAGGATCAGGTCCACAGTGATTCCGATGAAAGGAGCGTTTGATCACAAGAGACAGACCAACGCCAAGAAGATCAAGTTTGTGGTGGAACCATATATGATACATGCCTACTCTCTGGCCATACCCGGCGTCAGCACAGGACAGAATTTTAAAAATTTCGTGTACAAGACCTACAACTACATATTCACAGGGGAGAACACTGATGTTCTTGATCTCAACATAAACTACAGGGTGGCATACTTCCAGAGCAGACTCAAGGATGTGGACGGCGATAGCGGAAGAAAGAACAAATCAGCGAAAACAGAAAATGAAAAGAATAAAGGCATAACAAACCCTGTTGACGTTGAGGATCAAAGTTTCTTGTTGAAAAACAATCCCAGTCTCGTAAAATCTTCTGGGACTAATAAGACGGGAGGAGGCTTCACATTCATTGATCAGTTCCTAGACGAGTTGACACACCCATTGGCGGACATGGTTAACATCAGGATGGAGATTCTGGGTGATCCGGCGTGGTTGGGACAGTCACAGTTCATCCCGGCAAATCCCGAACAAACAGAGGAAGGAACAAGCAGGGACAAGGACATAGCATTTTGGAGAGGAAACAAAGAGGCAATATGGGATTCAAAAAGAAAATGTTACAATGCAGACCTGGCAGAACCTATCATACTTTTGAATTTCAAGATGCCAACTGACGTAGACGACAAGCGTGGTGTATATGAGATGCAATCAGAACAACAAGCACAGTTCAGTGGACTGTACAGGGTCATTCAGGTGGAACACAACTTCAACAACGGCAGATACACTAATGTCTTGCAACTTACCAGATTCAACAACCAGGGTGTGTACATATCATCTCCGATGGACGAGTATGTAGTCGTAAACAACAACTCGGGTGGAGGTACTGTGTTCAACAAAACAGAATACAATGCGTTCCTAGAAACTGAGGGCGGTAACCTATCTGAAGTAATTAACATAGGAAAGAAGGTTAACGACCTTGTTGGTAAAGTTACAAAAACCATAAAAAGCAGGGTCAAAAGTATAGCAAGGGGTTTTTACTAATGTTTAGAGATTATTTAAAAGGTGATGCGTCAAACTCAAAAGCACCGGGAACGGTGAACGAATGGGCGGCCGAGGGGATACCGGGACCATACATCGGCATAGTCAAGGGCAACACAGATCCAACCAGGATGGGTAGGCTGAGTGTCTTGATCCCATCAATGGCAAAGACGAGTTCCGGAAACGAAGATCAATTGATCACATGCGAATACCTCTCACCATTCTACGGAGCCAAAGGAACAAAATACAGTATTCCAGGTTCAACGGAATACCAGCACAGTCAACACTCTTATGGATTCTGGGCAGTACCACCTGACCTAGAGACAACGGTATTGGTCATATTCGCAGAAGGAAAAATGAACCAGGCATTCTGGATTGGTTGTGTGCAGGATCCCTACACCAATCACATGACACCGGGCATAGCGTCCAGCACCAACACACACGATGCGTTGGATGGAACATTCGAGGGGCCAGATGCCGGATTCCAAGCAGACAAGAAATCAACCTACGGATCGACTAATGTACCCGCAGGCGAGCTTAATAGGACAGCACCAGGTGCCTTGCCGGGCAACAACTACGAAGCCATACCAAAACCCATACACCCTTTCGCTGAGGTACTTGTAAGACAGGGATTGAGTGCAGATGACATCAGGGGTAACACGTCGAGTTCGGCACGTAGGGAATCACCCAGCCAGGTATTTGGTATCAGCACACCAGGACGTAAGGACACAGGAACAACCAAGCAACCAGTGGGTGCGAAAGATTCGAATGAGACCGACTATGTTGTCAGGACACCAGGACACACATTCACCATGGACGATGGAGCCGCCGACGGCACAAACCAACTGACGAGATTGAGGACGGCCTCCGGACACCAGTTGCTGATGCATGACACGGAAGGTGTAGTGTACCTGGCCAATGGTTCAGGTAACGCATGGATAGAGATGAACAGGGACGGTAGGATAGATGTCTACTCGGGAGTGGGTGGAATAAACATGAGGACACAGGGTGACTTCAACCTACACAGTGATGCCAACATAAACATGCACGCCAAGGGATCCATAAGGATGAGTGCGGAAACTGACATGATACAGTCGGCCTCGGCAATGTTCAACCTAGGAGAAAAAGGAATATTCAACAGTTCACAGGCAGGATCCATAAGGGATTTCGCAAGGGATGGGTTGTCATCTTTCACCAACGGAACACAACTGCACGGAGCCGGAGGACAGATACATCTGGCAGGAGCACAGGTACACATGAACTCAATAAAAGCAAGTCCAACTTGGGGACCAGGATGGCTGAACACAGACAAGGTGGGAATGACACCCCGGGATGAAGGTGATGTGGAACTGGCAGGAAAACCACAGGGTAAATTATTACAACCCTTCACCAAGAAAACAAAGACCACGGTACACAGGTTCGTCACACACGAACCCATGCCTAGATTCAAGGCATTCACGTCGGAAGGACTTCTACCCATAGGCGGAGCAGACAATGTCAAGCAGTACTACAAATTGTCCACAACGCCAGGAACGGTGGAGTACATGGAAGCAAAGAACAGGCTGTCTGAGATAGACAGCATCAAGCAGGGACAGTGGCAGGCGGATGCAGAGAGTTACCTCAAAGCGTCAATGGGCGATTCGACTAGTGCAGTCAAGGCAAGACAACTGTTAGCGGAGTTTGGAGAAAAATACGACAAGACGTTCAGTCTTCCGGATACCGTGGACAGTATCTCAAACAAATTAAAGAATTTCAGCCTCAGTGACTCAGTGAGTGATGTCAAAAATAACCTAACGACACAGTTATCCAACCAGGTCATAGAAAGCATAACAGGAAACGATGCTGTGCAGTTGTTCAAGGACAACGTGTTTGTAAACACAGTAGGAGAGTTGTACTCACTGAAAGGCGGTGGAGCAGACCTAGGACAAGTGTTGAACACGGTACAGGGCATCACAGGAAATTTAAACATAGGAAACCTCGGATCAGTGGTGAATGATGTAAGCACAGTGACGAATGTGTACAAGAATGTCCTGGCAGGCAATATCACAAGCGTGTCACAACTTTCGAGCATAGCCAACAGGGCGAAAGGATTCTTCAAATCAGGGCAGGGAGGTGGTCCAGGTCAGTATGAGCCATCAGGATTCTCCAGTCTAGCGACATCTATTGGCTCCTATGGAAAAACAGCGATAGCGTCTGTAGGTAAATTCTTCTCAGGATTCAAGTTCAGCGATGTCAGACTGAAAGAAGACATTAAATTAGTTGGCAAGTCACCTGCTGGTATCAACGTTTATTCGTTTAAATACAAGCAGTCAGCAGGAACATACGAGGGCGTGATGGCACAGGAAGTTCCATGGGCGAGACAAATGACAGACACAGGATTCTACATGGTGGATTACAGCAAGGTGGATGTTGAATTTAGGAGAGTGAACTAATGGCATACGGTGATTCAGGATCGGGTTCAGGAGCAGGTGGCTTATCAAACAAGTCTGTGACCTTCAAGGGTTTCAGTTCACGTGCGGACAAGAAAAACTTCAAGCTGTACGATTTTGAGTGTGCCAAGCAGGATCTCATCAACAGACTGAGCATACGTAAGGGCGAAAGGGTAGAGAATCCAGAATTCGGCACCATAATATATGACGCCATATTCGAACCGTTCACAGAGGCACTCAAAGATGCCATTGTCGAGGACATCACAGCCAACCTAAATGCAGATCCACGTATATCCACAGAGGAGATACTGGTAACAGAATCTGACAAGGGCATAGCAATACAGGCGACTATAACATATGTTCCCCTGAATATCACCGAGAAACTGCAATTCGACTTTGATGAGAACTCACTGTCGCGCCTATCTTAAAGTACGCACATTTCCTAGCACATAAATATCATTGTTAACACATTAATACATTATGGCCACAACAGATAGACAGAACAGATTACTTGTAGCGGAAGATTGGAGGAAGATCTACCAGTCATTCCAACAGGCAGATTTCAAAAGTTACGACTTCGAGACACTTAGAAGAACCATGGTGGCATATCTACGTGAGAACTACCCAGATGATTTCAATGACTTTGTAGAGAGCTCGGAGTACGTTGCACTGATTGATCTGATCGCCTACGTGGCTCAAGCACTTTCATTCAGGGTGGATCTTAATGCAAGGGAAAATTTCCTAGAAACGGCAGAAAGAAGAAATTCAGTTCTAAGATTGGCCAGACTTATCAACTACAATGCCAGTAGAAATAAACCTGCTACAGGACTTTTAAAAATTGACTCTATATCCACAACGCAAGATGTTGCAGACACCACAGGAACAAATCTTGCAAACAGCACAATAGTGTGGAACGATTCAGCAAATTCAAATTACAGAGAACAGTTCACAGCGATACTGAATGCGGCCAACCAGACAGGACAACTTTTTGGTTCACCTAGGGAGTCAGGAGCAATAGGCGGGATAGCAACAGAGGTTTACACTTTGAGTTCTAATCAGGCCGACCTTCCTATATTTTCTTTCAACAAATCCATTGGCGGAACAAACAGACCGTTCGAGATAGTGCCAAGTTCTATAAACAATTCAGAATCAATATACGAGTCATCACCAGTGCCAGGAACAGGACTGACATACACATACAGATCCGATGGATCCGGTGACAGCTCCAACAACACGGGTTTCTTCTTTCTCTTCAAACAGGGAATAATACAGCAGACAGAGTTTTCGGTGGACACAGCAATAACAAATTACGTCAAGAGTCTTAATGTTTCGAATGTCAACGACACCGATGTGTGGTTGTACAAGTTGGACCAGTTTGGGCAACTGTCAGAACAGTGGACCATGGTACCATCACTGTCAGGTAACAATGCAATTTACAATTCACTGTCAAAAGCAGAACGAAACACTTATAATGTTGTAACAAAATCAGATGACTCGATCGATCTTGTGTTCGGTGATGGTAACTTCTCAAACTTGCCATTAGGTACATTCAGAACATATCACAGGGTCAGTGACAATGCCAAGTTTGCAATACAACCAGCGGACATGCAAGGTATTACATTAACGGTTACATACGTGGATGCCAACGGTGCACAACAGATACTGACACTGACTGTAAGTCTGAAGGCATCAGTGTACAACAGTGCCGCAACAGAATCAAACGCTTCGATCAAGGAGAAGGCCGCACAGGTCTACTACTCACAGAACAGGATGATAACTGCTGAAGACTACCAAGTGGTGCCACTTTCAGCGTCACAGGAAATAGTCAAAGTGAGATCAGTGAACAGGTCGGCATCAGGCATATCCAGGGCCAAGGAAGTGCTGGATCCAACAGGTGCATATTCAAACGTGAACGTGTTCGCAGAGGACGGCATAGTTTACAGGGAGGAAAGCACACAGCAGTTCACCTTCACCTTCAACAACAGGAACGACATACAGTCAACGATTGACACATCTGTTGAAGCAAAATTAAAACAAGCATACGCTAGACAGTTCTACTATTTGAAATATGCAACAAAGGATCTGAGTTCTCTGTCAGCAACATGGAATTCAACCACGACGGGAACAAACACCAACACAGGATACTTCACATCAGGTGGAGCATTGGTTGTTGGAGATTTCGCAACGTCAAATTTGAAATATGCCAAAACAGGTGCATTGATCAAATTCACATCACCGGACACAAGGGAATTTTTAAACGACACATTAGTAACGGCAGGAACAGACAACGCCGAAGATAGAGCATGGGCCAAAGTCGGTGCAGTTGTGTTGGATGGTGCTAATTCGGGTGTGGGTAATCTAGAGGACGGAACAGGTCCAATCACGCTCAACGACATACTACCAAACGGTGCTGTACTCAATGCAGTCATCCCCGCTTTCACAACATCATTCTCAGCAACTCTTGAAGCAGACATAGTAAACAGGATCGAAGCATACGAGGAATTTGGCCTGAGATACGATCAAGATTCAGAAACATGGAAAGTTATAACAAGCACAAACCTAAGTACCAGCACAGTGTTTGATACGGCAGGTGCAGGCAGTACGGCAGGAACCAATGTAGACGCTAGTTGGTGGTTCAAGTTCACCAATGATGGGAACACATACACAGTAGTGTACAGGAAACTGGAATACATATTTGAATCAGAGGGACAGAACAAGTTCCATTATGATGCACAGGAAAAAATATACGACTACAAGACGGGCAAGAGTGTAAAGGACACAGTAAAAATTCTCAAAACGAACTCTATCGTTTCAACAGGCAACAGCATAGGTTATCCTATAACATGGCAGGTTGTGGACACAGTGACTGAAGCAGACGGTTTCCAGGACAACAGGAAAGTCAAGGTTGGCTTCTATGATGATGACGATGACGGTGTTGTTGACAATCCAGAAATTTTTGACATACATGTTGAACCGGATACCTCTATTTCGACTAAATTCGTGTTCTTTGAAAAATACATATCTTACGACACAATAGAGAGATACAGATTCTATGCCGCAACAAATTTCATCGTGGCTGAGAACGAAGCAGACATCAATGTGAACACTACCACGTACACAGACGGTCAACTGTTCTATTTCTATGATGGCGCAGAGGACGTGATCAAGAAATACAGTTCAACTACGAACACACTCTCAACTACAACTGATTACATTGCGAGAAGAGGCAGGAGTTCGGTCAGCTTCCAGTACAGGCACAATGCCGGACAAGAGACCAGGATCGATCCCAGTGTGTCAAACATCGTGGATGTGTACATGCTGGAAAGAACTTATGACAATTTATTTAGAGTATGGTTACAGGACGGAGGAACCAAACCCGAAGCTTCAACATCAGATCAAATGAGAATATCGTATTCGGGTACACTTGACCAATTGAAATCGTTGTCAGACCAGATCATCTACCACCCAGTGAAATACAGGATACTGTTTGGCACGAATGCAGATGAACAATTACAAGCAACGTTCAAGGTTGTTAAGAACACAAAAACAAATGTCACAGACGCAGTGATAAAGACAAGGGTCATTGCCGCGATAAATGAATTCTTTGCACTAGACAACTGGGATTTTGGTGACGCATTTTACTACACAGAACTAGCCGCTTACATACACAACCAACTTGCTCCAGATCTACTGACAGCAGTGATTGTGCCAAACCAATCAGGACAGGCATTTGGGTCTCTGTTCCAGATCAATTCAGCGGCAGACGAGATTTTTATCAGTGGGGCCACCGTTGATGATGTTTCAATCATAACTGCACTAGGAGCCAACCAATTGGCGGTTTCCGGTACAGTGGTTACATCTACACCAACTGCCACAACAAATACGACAACAGGATCAGCAGTGTCAGGCTCTACTACAACAGGTTCGGGATCAAGTACCGGCAGTAGTGGGTCAGGATACTAATGGCTGACAATACTACAAACACATCATCCAACAACGAAGTAGTCAAGCAAGGCAACAATGAGTACAGGAGGACTGTACAACATCTACCGGCGTTCTACAGGACAGACAGCAACCAGAGATTCCTGTCAAGCACACTGGATCCTTTGGTACAGAAAGGTGAACTGGAGAGATTGGATGGCCACATCGGTAGGCAGGATGCCTATACCAGGGCAGTAACAGACAGATATATTACAGCTACCAACAGAGACAGGATGGCATACCAGCTGGAACCTGCTGTGACATACACAGATAGAGACACAACATCAATAAATCCAGAGGACCAGGTCAAATTTACAGGAACGTATGACGACTACATTAACCAGCTCAATTATTTTGGCGGCAAGGTGGACAACCATGACAGGTTGAACAAGGAAACTGTTTACAGTTGGAACCCGGCGATAGACTATGACAAGTTGGTCAACTACAGGGAATACTACTGGATACCGAACGGTCCAAATGCAATAGAGATAGACTCGGTGGGACCGTCGGCAGTGGCAGAATACAATGTCAGCAAGTGGCCGGAAGATGGCAGTTCTACAAAAGCATGGAACTTCCCACACAAGGAGGACGAGAGAAATCCGATAATAAAATTGTACAGGGGTAACACATACAAATTTAACGTAAACGCAAAAGGACATCCTTTCTACATAATGACCGAACCATACAAGAGTCAGGTTGCAGAAGATGGTTCAACATCAACACTTTACTCAACAGGTGTAACCAACAACGGAGCTGATTACGGTACAGTGACATTCACAGTTCCACTGACAGGTGGCACAGACACATTGTACTACCAGTGTGGTAACCATGATTCCATGTACGGAATACTACAGATCAGAAACATAAACACACTGGCGAAAATCAATCCCGAGGATGACATAATAGGAGTCAAGGATTACAGCTTAAGAACATTGAATCTTTCTAACGGAATGAAAGTAAAATTTACAGCAGGACAACTTGCAACGAATTCACCATATCTTAACAAGGAATACTATGTGGAGGGTGTTGGGGAATCTATAACACTGACCAATGTTGACGATCTTATAACACCGGCAAGTTATGCCACAGAAAGTACCATACTCTACGATTCGGTTGATTATGACTCGAGGCCTTATGCCCTGGCATACTACACACCCGACGCCAAGGATCATATAACAATAAAGAGGGATTCTCTTGATCAGAACGCATGGTCCAGATACAACAGATGGTTCCACAAGTCTGTGATAGATGAAACGGCTAGGATAAATGGTTTCACAGCGAACCTGGACGAGGATGACAGGGCCAAGAGACCTATTATTGAATTTGATTCGGGACTTGCACTTTACAACCACGGTACCGTGGCCAAAACATCTGTAACACTTTATGACACAGTGACGACAGATGCATTCAGTGATGTCGTGCTCCAGACAGGTTACATAGTGGATGGTATCACACTTGCAGAAGGTATGAGGGTGATATTCTCAGCAGACACGGATCCCACAGTAAACGGCAGGATATACAAAGTCAGCTTTGCGACAGCAGGCGACAGCACACAGGTGATCTCACTGACACAAGAGGCAGACGGAGTTCCAGCTGACAAGGACAGTGTGTTTGTAGAATTTGGAACAAAGAATCAAGGCAAGACCTTCTATTACAACAATGCAACCACTGCCTGGATTGAATCACAGCAGAAGACAGGAGTAAACCAACAGCCATTGTTTGGTATGTGGGACGATAAACACACAAGTTTCGATGATACAACAACATATCCAAACTCGACATTTGCTGGAGCGAAGGTTTTTGAATTTGCAACGTCTGACACAGCAACCACTGACACGGTCCTGGGCATAAAGGTAAAATACAACACAATTAACAATGTTGGCGACATAGTTTTTGAATCGGATCATACATCGGGAACATTCACTTACAAATCCGGATCTTCCACTGTAACAAAGAATCTAGCAGAAGGACATCTTCACTACACAACAAGTAGGGAAACTCACAACTCAAGGAGCGCCTGGATAAAAAGGACAAACGAGAGTAAACAGAGGGTCATGAGGACTTTCATCGTGGACGATACAGAGAAGCAACTGTTTCCTATAGATTTCTACAAAAATTCTGCAGACTTAACAGACCTAGAAGTTTCAGTTTCTGTGAACGGTTCTAGGAAAACACTCACAACGGATTACACACTTGTTGACGGTACAACAAACAGATACGTAAAATTTGTCAAGGCATTGGCAGTCAACGATCAGATACGTGTTGCTGGTTATAGCAGTGCCGACAAGATAGTTAACAAAGGGATATACGAAGTACCAGAAAATTTAGCTACTAACAGCTTGAACAAACAGTTGGGAACATTCACCTTCGGACAGATACTGAACCATGTCAGGGATATATTTGACAAGAACCAAGATGTAACAGGTGCTATACCGGGAGAAACAAATCTCAGAGACAAACCCAATGCGAGACTGAAAGGTGGTAGCATACACCAACACGAATCACCATTAGTTCCGGCAGTGTTTGGTCTGATAGACCAGGACTCTAACACAATATCGGCAATAGACCATGCCAACCAGGAATACGAGAAATGGTACAATGCATTCCTGACACATGCAACAGGTACGGCGTATGAAGGGGTTGCCGCAGACAGGGTTGACGAGATTGTGACAGCAATAACACCAGGCAGGAACAGCACTTTCCCATTCTATTACGAGGACATGCTAGGTTGGGGAGAAAATGTCAGCACAAGAACTTACACAGTACTTGGAGCGTCACAGACGGATTACGCACTTGATTCACAACACAATATAACAACACCCAGCAACAGGGCAGTTTATGTTTATCTAAATGATGTGCAATTAATTTTAGGCACGGACTACACGTTCAGTACAACAGACGACAGTGTGAACATATCAGCCACACTTGCGGAAGGCGACATAGTTAAGATTAAGGATTACACAGACACAACAGGCAGTTACATGCCACCGAGTCCGACTAAACTCGGAATGTATCCAAAATACAAACCGGAATCATTCACAGATACAACCTACATAACTGACACAGCAGTGATCAGGAAACACGATGGATCGATCATAAAAGCATACGGAGATGAGAGAGATGATTTAATAATTGAATTAGAGAAAAGGATTTATAACAATCTTAAGACAGCACATGATCCGGCCTTACTCGACATACACGATGTAATGCCCAGTGCATTCACATCAACAGAATACACACTGCAAGAAATTAATGATGTTGCGGCAACTGACTTCTACACATGGTCAGGCAGGAACAGTGTGCAGTACATCAACAACACAAGTTTTGTTGAAGGTTCTCCATTCACATACAACTATGCGAGAAGCACGGATAGACTGAACATTCAATCTCTTCCGGGACACTGGAGAGGCATATACAACTACTTCTACGACACAGACGCTCCGCATGTGAGACCATGGGAGATGTTGGGACATTCAGAGAAGCCAACGGACTGGGAAACAATATACGGCCCAGCTCCGTACACATCGGCTAATGACGTACTTTGGGATGCCATTGCAACGGAACCAGGCAGGTATGGCAAGCCAGAAATTAAAACTTATCTACCGGTCGATGCATCAGGTAATCTTCTAGATCCACTTGCCGCAGGACTTGTGGACAACTTTGACATACCGGGCAGGCAGGCCTCTTGGAAGTTCGGAGATCATGGACCAGCAGAAACATCGTGGAGGAGATCTAGTGCATATCCTTTCAGTGTAATAAAGACACTGGCATTGACTAAACCGGCTAAATTCTTTTCAAACCTGTTTGACCCTTCTAGACTAAAAACTAACACAGCAGGAAATCAGATTGACACAGACACAGGTATCAGGAAAACACTTGCCACATCCAGGTACCACCTGGAAACAGTGACTGACAATAATACTGGGGTGACAACAAGGTACCAGACAGCAGGATACCAGCCATTTGTGGTCAACTATTTGATATCACGTGACTTAGATGTTACAGCATTCTACTACGACAAGATGAAAAATCTTTCCACACAGTTGGCATACAAACTGGGAGGATTTACAGACAAGGACAACTTAAAAGTATTGACTGATTCTGTATCACCGGGATCAACGTCAGGTTCAAAATTTATTCCGGACGAGAACTATAAGATATTGTTTAGGACATCTAATCCTGTTAAAAGTTTCCAGTACTCGGGCGTGTTGATAGAGAAGAACAATGATGCGACCAGTGACGGTTCTACGCTTTTAGGCGGATACAAGATACTAGGATACTCGACTACAAAACCATATTTCAAATTTAACTACCCTGTCAAGACGACAACACACTCAGCAGTCTCGGTAGAGGGAACAACACCGGTCAAACGATACACTTCTTTCCAGGAAAATACACAGACCATCCCTTATGGTTACGTGTTCAACACAATTCAGGATGTAACTGATTTCCTTTTTGGCTATGGCCACTGGTTGGAAAGCCAAGGATTCAAATTTAACAGGTATTCGAATGAACTGAAAGAAACACTGAACTGGGCAAACGCAGTCAGGGAGTTCCTGTTCTGGACCACGCAGGAATGGGCACCAGGATCTGCAGTGACAGTATCACCAGCGGCAGATGGGTTTGAACTTGATACTGACAACAGCATAGTTGGCAAATTAAGGAACCTGGCAGGCGATTACTCATTGCTGGACGCAGGAGGAAGGAAAATAGATATAGGAGAGATATCAACAAAACGTATTGGCAAGACGTTTGACTTATCGATCAAGTCAGACAGCATAGGTCTTTACAACGTGGCGCTGAACACAGTACAGAAAGAGCACATATTGTTGTTCGATAACAGCACAGTATTCGCAGACATCATATATGATCCGTTCACAGGATTTAGACAGCAACGATTAAAACTTGTAGGATGGAAGACGGCAGGGTGGAATGGTGACTACTACGCTCCAGGTTTTGTATTTGATTCCGCACAGGTTTCATACTGGAAAGCAAACACAGACTACAGGATAGGCGATACAGTAGAGTACCAAGGAAAGTTTTATGTTGCAACAGCGAATCATAATTCGACAGCAACGTTTGAAACGGTAAACTGGAAATATAAAATAGAAAAACCGGCACCGCAATTGATTCCAAACTTTGATTACAAAATATCACAGTTCAATGATTTCTATAATCTAGAGTCAAACAACTTTGATGATTCACAACAGCAACTGGCACAGAGACTTATAGGATACCAGTCTAGGGATTACTTGGAAAATCTTTTTGTCAATGATGTATCACAGTACAAGTTCTACCAAGGATATATCAGGGAGAAGGGCACACAGAATGCAATAGACAAGATTCTAAAGGCACAGTACGAGGGAGAGGATATCAATTTGGAATTGTATCCGGAATGGATGATCAGGACAGGCAGATTTGGAAATATAGATTCAGTGGAGAACATACAGATAACACTGAAAGACAACGAGGTATATTCAAATCCACAGAGTGTGGAACTGTTTAACACAACTAACGAGACCAAGGAGTTCACGAGATCTCTTTCAGTTAGCAAAGATCAGATGTACTACAAGCCGGTTGAGTACACAGCTTCTACAACTTTCAGCAGGATAGACTACACCAAAGAAGGTGTAGATAGGGAACATGCACAGGTCTACAAGACAGCAGGATATCCACAACTTACACAGGTACAACACACTGCATTTAATATAACGGATATCAGTAATCTGGATATGAATGCTATAACAACGAATGATCTTGTGTGGGTGGCAAATAAATCCAACAACGACTGGGACGTGTTTAGGATAACCAGCGCCAGACTCAAGATAGCTCAAGTACAGTTAATTAATGATTCCACACAGTTGGAACTGACCTTCACCAGTTCACATGGATTGACAGGAAGCTCACCAACAAAACTGGCCGACTACTTTGGAATATCAAACAGTCAAGAACTGACGCTGAACGGTGTGTACCAAGTTTCAAGTGTGACAGATCACAAGACTGTGATAATAGATTACACTGGAAATACAGCATTCATACCAACACTGGAAGATGGATCAACGGCAGACAGCTACGGAAATATTTACAAATTCATATCAGTGAGATTGGCATCCATGGACAATGTGAATGACCTGATCAACTATGCTGACTACAAAGATAAGGATGAGGCCATAGAAAAAGAAGGCGACAAGGTGTTCTCTGACACAGACAGCTCAGGACTGTGGCAGGTGTACGAGAAACAGGATCCGTACGTACCAAGTATAATACTGTCTCCAGACGTATCAACAGCAGACCAAGAATTTGGTCACAACATAGTGGCGAGGAATGATGGTAGGACAGTGGTAATATCAGCACCGGGCAAGACACAAGGTGAGGTACACTTCCTGTTCAGATCTAATACAGCGGCAGGAACGCTGTTTCAGACACAGTTGACTGCAACAATGACTGAAAATGATGATGCCACTAGCAGATTGGGTGAGTCACTGTCTATGAGTACAGATGAAAACTTTGTTGTGGCAGGTGCACCATTCACCAACACAATAAGTTCAGATGGCAGTACTAGATACGCAGACAGCGGGCTGATCAAGATCTACCTATGGGAGCCAACAACATTCAAGTATGGATTACTGAACACCCTAACACCGCCAGAGGATGGTTCGACTACAGATTCGGCACAGGCACAGAACTTCGGATGGTCTCACAAGATTTCGGAACCAGGATTGAGTTCTGGAAGAAGCACAGCAACGAAATATCTTTTCGTTGGAGCACCGGGACATGGTGATGACGTGGGACAGGTTTACATGTATGAGTGGGGCATCGGTGCAGATGGATCAACATACGACACATGGACGCAGAATTTAACGATCACATCAGCTGATCCAGGAGCAGGGAAAAGATTTGGACACAGGTTAGAAGCCAATGACAACGGTGACATATTAGCAGTCAGCTCACTAGCACCGGGACAGGCAGGTAAAGTGGAGATATACATAAGAAGTTCACAAGCAAATGACGGTAGCACAGATCATTCGTTCACTCTTGCACAGACACTGGAAGGTATCAGTGCAGACGGGTCGTCACTGAACACAGCGTTTGGTGATTCGATGACAATGACCAACGACGGAACTGTCTTGATAGTAGGTGCACCTGGGGTTGATGACGGTAGCACAGGACAGATAGATGGTGGAGCAGTTTACTACTACAAATGGAATGCAGACGGTTCTACAAACACATACACATTACAACAAACAATAGCGGCACCGGATTCGCAGTCAAACATGAAGTTTGGAACAAGTGTTGACATAAACAACACAGGCACGAGAGTAGTGATAGGTGCAGAAAAGGCCGCGACACCTAGGGAAATGAAAATTGACTCGGGCGAGACCACTTTTGACCTACAGGACACAACAATTGGTGATTTCAATACAGGCTCAGGAGCGGCATACACGGCCACTATGTACAACACAAAATTCATGATAGATGACAGGATGGTAACCGATAACACATCAGAAGACGATGACTTTGGGAAAGGTTTATGTATTATCGATAACACCGTGTTTGTAGGTGCCCCGGACGATGAAGGGAATACTGCTATATCAAATGACGGAACGGTGGCCTGCTATGACCTATCAGTCAGCGGAGAGTACGCCTGGAAGAACATAGCTTCAGAGACAGCATTGATAGACATAGACAAACTTGGACAGGTGTTTGAATTCAACAACAAAACCAAACAGGTACTAGATCACTATGACCTTTATGATCCAATACAGGGAAGGATACTGGGAGTCGCAGACAGGGAAATAAACATCAAGACAAATTGGGATCCGGCGGTGTACAACACAGGAACAAATGCCAACACCAAGACTCCGTGGGCAGAGAGTCACTTGGGTGAGGTATGGTGGGATCTTTCAAAAGTTAAATGGACATGGTACCAGCAAGGTGATCAGAAATTCAAAGCAAACAACTGGGGTAAAACTTTCCCAGGATCTAGCATAGACATATACGAGTGGACGGAATCCACGTTTCTACCAAGCGAATGGCAGTTGAGAACAGGAACGCAGGGAGGCACCAGCCAGGGAATAACCGGGACACCTTTGAATCCTGATGACTCAAACTACACAGTAATACAGAAATATAATTCTAGATTAGACACTTTGGTGAATTACTATTACTACTGGGTGAAGAACAAAACAACAGTTCCATCTAACAGTGTCGTTCAAAGAAAGAACTCGACGGGATCTGTAGCAACCCTGATAGCAAACCCTCAGGGATCAGGATTCAGCTACTATTCAGTGACGGACACCAACAAACTGTTGCTGAACAATGTTGGCACACTATCAGGCAGTGACATAGTATTGAACATAGACATTAGGACCAACACGTTTGATGGTGATGCACACTCGGTATGGAAGCTGGCCAAAGAGGGAGACAAGGATTGGAGACCAGGAACAGTGATAGAGACACGTTGGTGGGATTCACTGATAGGGCAGAACAGCACAGGTGATCTAGTGCCTGACATTACTCTTCCAGTGAACGAGAGATACGGAAACAGTGTGAGACCTAGACAGAGTTGGTATGTGGACAGGTATTCAGCACTGAAAGAAATCATAGACTACACTAACATCGAGTTGAAAAAAATACAATTGGGTGGGACAATCAATCTTACAAATCTGAATTCTAAAGAGCCAGAGCCAACTGCCCAGAGCCTGGAATGGGACACGACCATAGACACATATGCGGAACTAACTTACATCGACACAAGAGATCTCTCCGGAACAGTGAGATACCTGGTCAGAGCAGACGAAACATCAAATGGTTACTGGGCGATATACACATGGGATGGCACAGAATTCACTAGGACAAAATTACAGACTTACGACACATCCGGTTACTGGAGTTACACAGACTGGTATGGCACGGATCCTGCTGTTCATGAGATGATACACAATGAAAACACTCCTATTGACAAACAGGTAACTTATGAATACGAGCTAGACACACTGGATCTTGCCATAGGAAAACATGTCAAGGTCACTAGTGCGGACACAGGTGGATGGAAACTGTTCATGAAGACGGCAGATGGGTACATAAATGTTGGCACAGAGAACGGAACAATAAGGATATCAACGAAACTGTATGACTACACACAGGACGCTACAGGTTTCGCAGGTGAAGATACATTTGACGACAACTTCTTTGACCAATCTCCTGCAACGGAAACAAGGAAAATACTTACAGCACTGAGGGATGACATATTCATAAATGATTTTGCTGTGGAATACAACACACTGTTCTTCACAGGATTGAGGAAAGTGTTGGCTGAACAGACTTACGTTGACTGGATGTTCAAGACATCATTCATCAATGCCAAGAATTCTGTTAGAGAATTGGACCAGAGGAAGGCATACACGACAGGCACGGACAGCTGGATAGAGAGCTACATCAATGAAGTGAAACCTTTCCACACAAAATTGAGAGAATACAGACTGGGACACACAGGAACCGACACACAGGACGGTTTATTCACAGACTTCGACAGTCCAACATTCTACGATGCGAAAACAGGCAAGATCAGAGCATTAAATGTTGACAGCGACACAGACAAACTTACTGAGTATCCTTGGCAGATGTGGAATGACTATCACAAGAAATATGTTTCGTCTGTCACTGTAAGCAAGGGCGGCTCCGGATACACTAAAACTCCAACAGTTACCATAGTTGGTGGAACAGCAGGAGCAACAGGGCCATTCCAGATACTGGCAACAAGCTCAAGTGGATCAACGTCAGGCAGTTATGGTTACTTCTATCCATTGTTCACTAGTCAGATACAGGCAGAGATATATGATTCACAGAATAGTGGGGCAGGCACGACAAACAGCTACACGTTCGATGGTTACACAGGCACGTTCTATGGACCAAGCACGAGCATAACAGCCCAATCAACAATTTCGGGTGCATTCAAGATGTACACAACACCTACCACGACAGCGGCCACTGCCACGGCAACAGTTGTTGGAGGCACAGTGACAAAAATTACAGTGACAGGCATTGGTGCAAACTACACTTCAACACCCATGGTGGTGTTAACTGGAGGTACTGATGATGGTTCAACGCCATCGGACACGGCCAGAGCTTATGCGAACCTGAACAACGACCTTGTCAGAGACATAGATACAACAATAAAATTTGATAGAGTTTCAAGTACATCAAGTGTGGTCGACTGGACGGCATCCACGAGCTATGTGTATGGACAACTGATCAGATACAAAAACGAATTATACAAAACAACAAGTGCCTTCACTGCAACAACAGACTTCAACGACAGCACAAACAACTTGTACAAGGTGTACGGTGATGAGACAGGACTAACAGCGGCAGACAGAACAAAAGGTTTCTACACACCAGGTACAGGAATGGCAGGGAATGAACTGTCGCAGGTCATGTCAGGTGTTGACTATGGTGGAACAATGGTCACAGGATTGCTGTTCTCACAAGGTCAAGGATGGGACAAAGAAGGTTGGTATGACTTCCCATGGGACACTTATGGTGAATCTAGGGTCAAGGCCTTCACGGCCGACGGAACAACAGGAACGTTCACTATCACGCCGGCACCAGCTGTGAGCGATGTTTACCAGGCCTATGTGACGTCTGATGACAGCACAAGGAAAAAGTTAGACGGTGTATTCAGGGGTGATGGATCAACAACAGTATTCACAATATCAGTTGTACCAGATGCAGGTGCACTAGTGGAGTTCATACCTTTCGACGATGATGGTGTACTGACCCCAACAGATGATAGGACAATTGACTCAATAATCAAGGGTGGACTTTTTGGTTCAGCAATGGGATCAGCACCAAGCGACATATTACTGGAAGGCGATGATTTCATATCACCAGAAACCGGCTATGCACCGGAGGAAACTGTACCAGGACAACTATTTGACACATTAGACATCAAAGTTTACACATCTCCAGAGTCAGGAGTGCCATTTATTTCAAGTAAAAATCACAGAGGGGATGGATCGACTTTGACATTCAGTATTGGCGATTACCCCGGAACACTAGGCTCTGTCACAGTTTCAGTAAATGGTGCAACACAGAAAGTTTCATTGGACGGATCAACAGCAGGAGATTATTCAGTAGACATCGCAGGAAAAACAATAACATTTTTAAGCACGGCACCAGCGGCTAACAGCGTGGTGGCAACAAGAGTTTTTGCAATAAGCGGAGAAAATTATAGGGTACTGGATCAGTACACAGGCGACGGAAGCACAGTGACATTCACCACATCGACTAGAGGTGAATTTAATTTAGATTCGACTGTGTCAGACATGTACATCACCATCGACGGCGTGCCGACCACATCATTTACAACGACTACAACGGCCAATGCAGTCACAGTTACATTCAGTTCTGCACCGGCGGCAGATGCATTCGTGCAGATTGCAGGGTTCAACAAGTCTACAACAAGCACACGAAGTTTTGCCAGCGTAAGAAATGAAAAAATTACGTATGACGGATCAACAAACAGATACACTTTAACTTATCCACCAGGATCCATAGGTCCACTGTCAGGCTTGACAATAATTGAATTGAATGGCAAAGTCCTTAGAGGCCCAGACGTAAGTTACTACACGGGTGACGGAAGCACTTACAGTTTCAATCCAGTGGCCGGATTGGGTGACGATTCAACGATAGATCCAGCCAAGGTTATCACAAGTGCCTCACAGATACAAGTACACATAAATGGTGTGTTACAGGAATTGAACACTGACTACGTTGTGAACCTAGGAGCATATGATAAAACTGCAGACGTAACCACAACACTTGCTGACACAAACACACTAACTGCAGACACTATAGGTTCTCCAGAAAGGATAGAACTTGTACAGCCAGCATCAAGCACAGACTTGGTAGCGATAACAACTTTAACCGATAACCAATATTACAATGAAGGGTCGGACATAATTTTAGATGTGGCACAGATAGATGCAGACTCAAGCACACTGGGATACCAGTTGAGTGAGAATGATGTTCTGTCAGTGACTACATTCAACAACGCACTTGGAATGAAATTGAGAAGAGAGGTTCTCGAAGGCAGAACAAACAATGTGTTCAAATTAAGATTTGAACCTTTGAACGGCGGATATACTTACGTGTGGTTGAACGGAGATCAACAGACACAGGGACATGACTTTACAATTAGTGGCAACACAATTACATTCGTTGGCAAGACAATAACAGCATCAGACAGACTCGACGTGATGTACTTTGCAACAGAATCTGCCGCGAGTGCAACAGGATTCAGAATATTCAAAGACATGCTGAATAGGACTTTCTACAAACGTATCAGCAAAACAGCAACAACGGAACTAGTTGATGATTTGACAGATACAATTAACACATTACAAGTCAAAGACGGGACTGTGTTACCAGAACCTGATGCGTCAAGCAACATGCCAGGTGTTGTCTTCATTGACAAGGAAAGAATAGAATATTTTACCAAGAACGGAAACACGTTGGGACAACTTAGACGTGGAACACTTGGAACAGGAATTAAGGACCATAGCGATGGCACACTAGTGGTAGATGCCAGCGGAACTCAAACTATACCTTATGCGGACACAGTGTACACCAACA